TCACTCGTAATGAGAAGGTCGTGGGTTCGATTCCCACGGGCGGCTCTCACCGGCCCCATCCTCGGATGGGGCCTTTCCTGTTTTAAGCCACTCCATCGGAACGTCGAGAACCGACGCTAGCCCGAGCAGCGCCGGCCCGTCGGGAGTCGTGCGCCCGCCGATCCAGTTGCTGATGGTGTTGCGACTCACGTAGAGAGCGTCCGCCAGCTCCTGGTTGCCAATGTCTCGCACGCGCATCGCCTTACGGATGCGGTCGGCCATGTCCCATTCAAGGTAGGCGGTGCTCGGGTTGGTCATCGTCATGCACTAAGCATTGCACCGGCCACGCACCCATGCAAAGACATTTGCGACATGCCGCATTGGGTGTCGTCCCAAGTCTTGTGATTTGCACAAGCTTGTCCACATGTTGAAAACCGCCCCGGACGACGACGCTCCACGCATCATCTTCCCCGGCCAGCTCATTGGCTCGGTGACCGTCTGTGCGCTGCTCGGCATTGATCGGAGCACCCTTGTGCGACGCATCCAGCGCGGCGACATTGTGCCCCTGGCGCAGCTCGATGGCGCGACGGGCGCCTACGTGTTCGATCGGTTCGACTTTCCTGCCGAGGCGGCTCGGTGAGCGTCGAGTCAATGGCCATCGCCATGCATCACTCCAGGGCGCGCAACTCGACCGCCATAGCCGTGTTGGTCGGCATCGCCAATCACGATGGCGACGGCGGCGCCTGGCCAACCGTGGGGACGCTGGCGCACTACGCGCGAGTGTCGGAGCGTCAGGTGCAGCGGACGCTCAACGAGCTGATAGCGCTGGGCGAGATTCACCGCGATATCCAGGCTGGCGGAACGGTCGAGTTCGCGCCCACCGACCGCCCGAACCTCTATCACTTCACGCTGAAGTGCCCGCCGCACTGCGACAACACGCGCCAGCACCGCCTGATCTGTCAGGGGTGCGGCAAGCCGCTGCCTAAGACCTCTCAGACGGTCATGCGGCACCCGGCGTGCGAGCCGGCCTATCACGCCTCCGGGGAGGGGGTGACGCCCATGTCACCCGGTGACGCTGACGACACCCGGGGGGTGCCGCCGGTGACACCCAAACCATCCCTAGAACCATCCATTAACTACCCGCGTGAGGACTCTCCTGAACCGGCCTACGTAGGTAACCGTGCGCGTGCGCACGAGGGGGACGCCTCCGGCGCAGCGCTAGCCGCATCCGCTGGCGCGGCTGCTGAGCCGGCGCAAGCGCCGAAGATTGACGGCTCCGCCGACTCCCACCGGCCCGCTGGCGCGTCTGCCGCAGCCGGCCCTATCAGCTCGCCGGCCGACGCTCAGCGCGGCCCGCATGAGGACCCGAACGCATGCCCCAGGTGGCGCGGGTCCATGCCCCACACCATCGGCCGCGACGGCCGCTGCATCGACTGCGGGGCGAGCGTCCCCGGTCACATCGACACCGAGACAGGAGAGGTCCACTGATGCGCAAGCGAGTCACCTACCGACACCCCGAGTCCACTACGGCCCGAGACAGGATGAAGATGGCCGGCGCCGGCGCGCTGGTCGCAGCTGGGCCGGTGCTCGGCTGGATCATCCTCTCGGCCTACATGCCGATGGGAGCGGCCCTGTGACGCGCAGAGATGCGAACAGCGCCGTGGACGGCCTCCAGGCCATGGCGGCCCGGTTTGACGACGCAGCGGCCCGAGCGTTCACCGTGCTGGACCATGAGCAGCGCCAGCAGGACGCCAGGACGCTGCGCGTGGTCGCCGGCATGGTGGCCGACCGCCGCGCCGACGCCGGCGAGCTGGTGCAGCTGTGGCTGGAGTCGGCCGAGCGCATGCTGGCGTACTACGACGCCGCCGACATGGCCGTGGTGTACGGCGACCGCAGCCGGCGCCGGCAGTTGCGTGCCGTTGAGACCGGGGAGGCCGGCGCATGACGCCCGACCTGGACACCGACCCGGTGCTGTTGCTCGGTATCGCTGCCGTGCTAGGCGTGGTCGCCCTGGTGCTGTGGCTGCGCGAGCGGCGCACGCCGGTTCTCGTCGTGCTGCTGGCGCAGCGCCGAGAGGACGGCGGCGCGGATGATGGCGTACTGGACGAGCAGCCCAAGGGCGAGCAGCAGGACGGCGACAGCGAGGCCGAGGACGAGCGCGAGCTGGACGTTTTCGACTGGAGGCATGGCGTCAGCGTATCGGGGGGCCGGCTGCGGTTCGACTCGCCGCTGACGCCGGCCGACGCGGCCGAGATGCAGCGCCGTTGGAACGAGCGCCGGCATGGCTGAGCGGCGTGTCTGGGCGACGCCGGCCGACCTCGTGGAATGGCTCCAGCTTGGTGAGAAGGGCGAGCGCAAGCTGCGCGAGATGCGCCAGCGGGGCGAGGGTCCTCGGTGGGTGAAGCTCGGCCGGGACGTTCGCTACGCCTGGGCCGATATCCACGCCTACTACGCCGGCGCACGCCTCGGTGGTGGCGCAGCTGGCGGCGCTCCAGCGACGCGGAGCGACGCCAGGACGACCGCTACGCCGGCCCCTGGAGTGTTCGCTGGCGGCCGTCAACCGATGGATGACAGCCGGTGAGCGTCGAAACGCTGCCCTTCCTCGCCGCCGTTGGCCGCATGATCCGCTCGGCCGGCCGGCGCGTGGCCGAGGGGGACGAGCCTGAGCTGGTGGCGCTGCTGAAGCTGCGCGACGCCGTTGACGAGGCTATCCAGGCCGGGGTGGATGGCCAGCTCGCCACCGGCCGCAGCTGGTCGCACATCGGCGCCGCCGCCGGCATCAGTCGCCAAGCCGCACACAAGCGCTGGGGACGCGACCATGGCTAACCGAGGGGGCAGGGCATCCCAGCGCATGACCGAGCTGGTGCTGGAGACCTATGGCCGCAGGTGCTGGCTGAAGCTGCCAGGATGCACCGGCGTGGCGACGACCAAGGACCACGTAGTGCCGTTCAGCCATGGAGGCCCCGACGAGCTGGAGAACTACCGGCCGGCGTGCCGGCCCTGCAACTCCAAGCGCCAGAACCGCGTGCGGGCCGGCTACGGCGCCTCGGTCGTCGTCGTCATCGGGCCGCCGGCCGCCGGCAAGTCCACCTACGTGGCCGAGCACTGCAAGCCCGGTGACGTGACGCTGGACATGGACCGCATCGCACGTGCCCTGATGCCCTACGAGCCGGCCCAGAGTCACACCTACCCGCAGCACGTGCGGCACATCGCTGTCCGCGCCAGGAAGGCCGCCATTCACACAGCCACCCGGCTGAAGGAGCGCGTCACCGTCTGGCTGGTCCATGCCATCCCGACCGAGACCGAGCTGGCCGAGTACCGGGGCCTGGGCTGGCAGGTGGTCACCATCGACCCCGGTCGCGAGGTGGTGGAGCAGCGCGTGCGAGCTGAGCGCCCGGAAGAGATGATGCTGCACGTTCGCCGCTGGTACTCGACGCACGTAGACCCCTCGCCGGCCCCTGCCCTGGCCGGTTCGATCGCTGCGCCGGCCACGCCCTCGGATGGGGAGCCTGACTGGTGAACGCGCGTCCGTTTTTCTGGCTCGCGCGGCACTGGACACCCCGCGACCACCGCCCCCATCTCCCCAATCCACCACAGAAAAAAGAAAGCTGAGGCCGGCGCCGATGACCGACACGATGGCCCTGCCAGGACTCGAAATTCCAGGGCAAAACGCGGCGAATCCCGGCCATTACGGCCAGGGACCGACCGAGACCGAAACGCGCGCCGCGATTGAAGAAATCGAGGCCGACGCCGGCGAGCTCCGAGGCCCCAAGCGCACCATCAAGCAGCTGGCCATCGCCCTGGCCGTGAGCATCGACAAGGGCAACGCCAAGGGCCGCGCCGTCGCCAACGAGGCCGGCCAGCTGTTCGAGATGATGCAGCACCTGGCGCCGGCCATCGACGCCGCCGGCCCCACCGACGACACCCACCTGACCCCCGAAACGAGGCGACTCCTTGACGCTCTTGCAGCTCCCGCCACCCTTGACGCTGACCCCGCCCCGGAAGGTCACGCCGAGGGACTATAGCCGGCGCACGCACGGCCCCAAGGTCGCCGCCATCGCGGCCGAGATGGGGCAGCCGCTGCTGCCCTGGCAGCGATACGTGGCGGACGTGGCGCTGGAGGTGGATTCGTTCGGCCTGTTCGTCTACTCGACCGTGCTGGTGACCGTTCCGCGCCAGGCCGGCAAGACGACCCTGGACCTCGCCGCCTCTATCCAGAACGCCCTCATGGGCCGCAACCGGCGCACCTGGTACACGGCGCAGAGCGGCCAGCATGCCACCGAGAAGTTCCTGGAGATGGTGGAGCTGTGGGAGTCCTCGGCGTTGCGCGGCCTCGCCCCCAAGGCTCGACGCTCCAACGGCTCGGCCGCGCTGCCGTTCGTCAACGGCTCCAAGTTCCGGCCGTTCGCCCCGGTGGAGGGCGCCCTGGACGGCAAGCAAGCCGACAAGGTGAGCCTGGACGAGTTCTGGTACTGGACCGCCGCGCAGTACGCCATCCTCCGACAGTCGTTCTCGGCCACCAAGCTGACTCGCGAGATGGTCACCGGCCAGCGCCCGCAAACCTGGATCTTCAGCACCGAGGGCACCGTCGAGTCCACGGCGCTCAACGGCATGCTGGACGAGTTCCGCAGCGGCACCCCCGACCCCACCGTGGCCGGCTTCGACTGGGGCATCGGGGACGATGACGACCCGTTCGACCTGGACCGCATCTACGCCCGCCACCCCGGCGCCGGCCACCTGTTCACGCGGGAAGGGCTGGAGGCGTTCCGCGCCGAGTTCGCGGACTCGCCGGGGGAGTTTGCGCGCGCGTTCGGCAACCGCCGCACCGGCGCCACCGAGCGCGTCATCCCGGTGGGCGCCTGGAGGGATGCCGCGTGGAACGATCCGACGCCGCCGGCCCCTGGCCGCGTCTGCTTCGCCGCAGCGGTCGGCGTGGACGGCGTAGACACCACCATCACCGCCACCCAGGTGCACGGCGCCGGCACCCTGTCGGCCGTGGTGAAGGGCGGTTGGATGGAGTCCACCTATGGTGCCCTGGCCAAGCTGCGCGAGCTGCGCGCCAAGTACCCGGACGCGGGGTTCATCATCGACCCGAACGGCCCCTCAGCGGCCCTCCACGACGAGGTGCAGCGGGCCGGCTTCGAGCTGATCCCTGTGGGGACGCGCGAGGTTATCGCCGCGACCCAGGCGACGGTGGCCGGCATCACCAACCCCGCCGGCCCCACGTGGCGCTATAGGCCACACGACAAGCTGGAGGCCGCCGCCGAGCTGGCCACCAAGCGGTTCGCCGGCGACGGCACCTGGCTGTTCGGCCGGCGGGCCTCGGTCGGCTCCATCAGCGCGCTGGAGTCGGCCAACCTCGGCGCCTACGGGGTGCTGCACCTCCCCGCCGTGCGGTCGCTCCAGCTCGGCTAGCCGGCCGTCACGAAACGGCACGAAACGTCGCCACCCGGCGCGGGCCGGCGCCAACCGTCGCCAAGGTTGGAGCCGGCCGGCGCCGGCGTCCAGTCTCGTCGTCATGCCGAGCATCTTTAGCCGCGTGGCCCGCCTGTTCGCGTTCAACGCTGAGGCGGCCGAGAACCCCGGCACCATGCCGGCGCGACTGATGCCGGCACGCCGGGAGGCCGAGGTGACGGCGGAACGTGCCCTCACCCTTTCGACCCTTTATCGAGGCATCCAGATTCACGCGACCTCGGTCTCCCAGCTCTCCATCGACGTGGAGCGCAACGGGGTGGTGCTCCCGGAAACGCCGGCTCTCGCCCTGAAGCCGGACGTGGACGAGACCCGTAGCGCGTTCCTGGAGTACACCGTCAATTCGCTGTACCTGGACGGCAACGCGTTCTGGCGCGTCACGCGCGGCCCGCTGGGCGAGGTCATCAACCTGTCGGTGCTCAACCCCGCCGAGGTCACCGTGGAAGTCGTCTACGACGCCGCCGGCCTCGCCACTAAGCGCTACTGGTGGCGCGGCAAGCCGCTCGGGGCGCGCGACGTTCGCCACCTCCAGCTGCTGCGCATCCCTGGCGTGGCGCGCGGCCTCGGCCCCATCCAGGCCGCCCAGATCGAGGTGCGCGGCGCGCTCGACGCGCGCGACTACGGCGCGCTGTGGCTGTCGGACGCGAACCTCCCGGACGGCATCCTGAGCACCGACCAGGAGCTGGCGCCCGGCGACGCCGACAAGTACCGCAATGTCTGGTACGGCCGCAACCCGGACGGCACCGAGCGCGACGACGCCGCCGAGCGCAACATCACCGAACGGCTGCGCGTGCTCGGCAAGGGCTTGAACTACACCCCGCTGCTGCTGAAGCCCTCAGACATCCAGTTCCTGGAAACGCAGCAGTACACCACCATCCAGATGGCCCGCCTGATCGGTGCGCCGGCCTCCATCATGCTGGTGGCCGTCGAGGGCAACTCCCAGACCTACGCGAACGTGGAGCAAGAGTGGATCGGCTACGTCCGATTCGGGCTGATGAAGCCGCTGCGCGAAATCGAGGACGCCCTCAGCGAGCTGCTACCGGGCCGCCAGCGCGCCAAGTTCAACGTGGACGCCCTGCTGCGCACCGACACCAAGACGCGCTACGAGGCGCACGGCCTGTCGCTCGACCCTCAGCGCGGCTGGGCGACCGTGGACGAGGTCCGCGCCATCGAGCAGATGGCGCCGCTGACCGACGCGCAGCGCGCCGAGCTGGAGGCCCGCCGGCCGACCAAGACCACCAACACCGAGCAGGAGGCCCCGACCAATGCCTAACCCCATCACCGAGCGCCGCGACCGATTCGCGGCGGCCGTCCGGGACACCCCGGCGCGGTGGAACATCGAGACCACCGACGAGCCGCGCTCCAGCCGGCTGCACCTGTACGGCGCCATCGGCGGATGGTTCGGCGGCGTGGACGCGGCCGAGCTGGTGCCGGCCATCCGGGACATGGACGTGGACACCCTGGAGGTGTTCGTCAACTCGCCCGGCGGCGACGTGTACGACGCCGTGGCCATCCGCAACGCGCTGCGCCAGCACCCCGCCCGCGTGGTCGTCACCATCGACGGCCTGGCCGCCAGCGCCGCATCGTTCATCGCGTGCGCCGGCGACGAGGTGGTGATGGGCGAGAACGCCGAGGTGATGATTCACGACGCCTGGACCATCGCCATGGGCGACGCCGAGGACATGCGCAAGGCCGGCGACGACCTGGACCGGCTCAGCGACAACATCGCCAGCATGTACGCCGCCAAGGCCGGCGGCGAGCCGGCCGCCTGGCGCGAGCTGATGAAGGCCGAGACCTGGTATTCGGCGGCCGAGGCCGTCGCCGCCGGCCTGGCTGACCGGCTCGACTCCGAGACCACCACCGAGACCGCCGGCGACGAGGCGCCGGCCGGCAACCTGTTCGACCTGTCCATGTACGCCCACGCCGGCCGCCGAGCGGCCGCCGCGCCCATCCCAGCGGCCGCCCTGGCCACCAACCGAGAGGAAACCAACACCGTGCCCGAGATCACCGAGGACCGCATCGACCAGCTGCTGACCCAGCAGCGCAACGAGTTCGAGCGCATCGTTCTGGCCCACGCCGCAGCGCCGGCGCCCGCCGACGCCGGCCCGAGCTGGCCCACGGCCGGCGCATTCCTGAAGGACCTCGCCGGCGGTTCCAGCGCCGCCATGGCGTTCTACGAGCGCATGACCGCGGACGCCTACACCGGCGCCGGCACCGGCGACACCAACACCCCCAACACGTGGGTGCGGGACGCCATCCACCTCATCAACCGCAACCGCCGCATCATCAACACCTTCAGCCGCCAGCCGCTGCCGGCCGAGGGGATGACGCTCGAATACCTCCAGCTCTCCACCAACAGCATCAGCGTGAGCAAGCAGGCCAAGGAGGGCGACGACCTCCCCAAGGGCAAGATCACCCTGAAGGCCGACAGCACCCCGGTGGAGACCTACGGCGGCTACACCGAGCTGTCCCGCCAGGTCATCGACCGCGCGAACGCCGCCTACCTCACCACGGCCAACACGGCCATGGACCTGGAGTACGCGCGAGCGACCGAGGAAGTCGTCCGCGACCTCGTGCGCGAAATCATCGCGACGCAGCTCGCCGGCGACACCCACCCCCTGACCCTCGGCGCCGCCGCGACCGCCTACGACTGGCTGGACCTCGTGGTGGACGCCGCCGACCTGTTCGATGACCGCGGGTACACGCTCGACGGCAGCCTGGTCTCCAAGGACGTGTTCAAGAAGCTGATTCGCCTGGAGGACACCAACGGCAACAGCCTGATGCGCGTCTGGGGGCAGGGCACCAACCAGGTGGGTGAGCTGGACCTCACCGGCCTGAAGGGCGACCTGGCGGGCATCGAGTTCCGCATCCTCCCCGACGCGCCGGCCAACACCATCGAGTTCCACAACCAGCTGGCCGTCACCACCTGGGAGTCGGCCAACGCCCCGTTCAAGCTCCAGGACCAGAACATCCTGAACCTCACCGAGGCGTTCAGTAAGTACGGCTACCTGGCTGCGGCCTCGCAGTTCCCGGACGCCATCGAGGCCGTGAAGGTCGGCGCGTAACGATGGCAGAGGACAGCACGGCGCCCGCCGCCACCGACCTGAGCTGGTACGTCCAGGCCATCGGAGAGGACAAGCCCTACGCCGAGTCCTGCCAGGCCGAGGCTCAGCAGATGGTTGACGACTTCATCGGTGAGGGCAACCCGTTCGGGGTGCCCGAGTCGGTGGTGGCGCGCGCCGTGCTGGAGGTGGGCGCGGACCTGTACTACCGCAAGGCCAGCCGCAACGGGGTGGTGCAGCTCGACGGCGTGGAGCCGCAGCTGTTCCGCCTGAACCGCGACCCCATGGCCGCCGCCTACCCGCTGCTGCGCCGCTACCTCGTGATGGGGCTGTGACCATGAAAACGAGTCTCGACCTCGCCCACGAGCTGGTGGAGGACGTGCGCGCCGCACTCGACGCCGCCGGCCTGGAGGACGTGCACGCCACGCTGGACGCCGGGGAAATCCCCTCAGCCGCCCGCGCCGGCGTGGTGTGTGTCTCCGCCCCCACCATCACGTTCGAGTCCTGGAGCGAGCCGGCCATGGCGTTCGAGCTGAACGCCGTAGCCGGCCCCGCGGACAACTACCTGGCCGCCTGGGCGCGACTGGACCTGATCCTGAACGCCCTGCACGCCGGCCAGCTCAACCTGAAGCGCGCCGAACCCGGCGGCTTCGCCCAGCTCAACGGGCCGGTGCTGCCGGCCTACACCATCACCACCAACGACCTCGAATAAAGGAGACCACCATGACGACCCGTACCCTCGGCCCCGGTTCGCTGAAGATCGGAGAGACCGGCAGCTCACGCGAGTGGGCCGGCGACCTCACCAAGACGAGCCTCAGCCCCGACACCTCCAGCGAGGACCCCATCCCGCTGCTGGATGGCTCCAACCTGGACGGCGAGGACACCACCGCGTGGACCCTCGGCGGCACCCTCGTGGACGACTTCGACCTGGATAGCCTCCAGGCGTTCGCGCTCGAGAACGCCGGCAAGCTGCTGCCGTTCGTCTGGACCCCCAACGACGCCGCCACGGCCGACTTCAGCGGCGTCATCAAGATCCGTCCGATTGGCTGGGGCGGCGACGTGAAGAAGAAGAACACCCAGGACTTCGAGTTCCCGCTGATCGGGGACCCGACCCTGGCGCCGAGCGTCTAGCCGGCCATGGCCGAGAGCGTCTATCAGGTCGAGGGCGGCCGGCAGCTGCGCAAGAGTCTGCGCGCCGCCGGCGACGACCTCACCGACTTGAAGATCGTTCACGGCCAGGCCGCCGCCATCGCGGCGCGGCGCGCCGAGTCACGCGCGCCGCACCGCACCGATCAGTTGGCCGCCACCATCCGCAGCGCCGGCACCAAAACCGCCGGCATCGTCCGAGTCGGCAACAACAGCCGCGTGCCATACGCCCCAGTCATTCACTGGGGCTGGGCGCGCCGGCACATCGCACCAAACCCTTTCGCGTCCCAAGGCGCGCAAGAGTCCGAGTCCACCTGGCTGCCGCTCTACGAGCGCTACGTGGACAACGTTCTAGACACGATTGAAGGAAAGTAACCATGGCAGCTCGCAAGCTCCGTATCAGCCTCCCTGGAGGCAAGACCATCGACGTACAGCCGACCCTGGAGGACCGGCTCAACTTCGAGACCACGCTGCGCCGCAACCGAGGCTGGGGCGACCTGAAGGACAACGCCCTGAAGCTGGAGCCGTTCCTGGCCTGGTCGGCCGCCAAGCGCACCGGCGAGCTGGACCTGAGCTGGGACGAGTTCACCAGCGGCGAGACCGCCGCGCTCGACGTCGAGGCCGTGAAGGACGACGACGAGGCGCCGGCCGGCGACGACCTCACCGTGAACGAGACGGTGGGAAAAGGTACGCGCCGGGGACGCTCCACGAACTCTCCGTCGCCCTCGGCCTGAGGTTCCACGTAGCCCCCTGGGCGTGGCGCGGTGAGGCCGCGCCACGCCTGGAGGACTACGCCACCGCCCTGCACCTGATCGAACTCCTAGCAGAGGAATCTCATGGGTAAGACCGCCATTCTCGCCATCCGCATCATCGGCGACGCCACCGACGCGGTGGCCGGCTTCGGTGAGGCCGAGAAGGCCGGCAAGTCGTTCGAGGACTCCATGGGCAAGCTGAAGGGCGGCATGCAGCTGGCCGGCGCCGCCGCCGGCGCCGCCCTCGCCGCCGGCGTCTACGGCGCCGTGGAGAACGCCCAGGACCACAACCGCCTGACCGCTCAGCTCGGCCTGGACCCGGCCGAGTCTGAGCGGCTAGGCGGCATCGCCGGCAAGCTGTACGCCGACGCCTACGGCGACTCCCTCGCCACCGTCAACGAGGCCATCCGAGGGGTGGAGTCGAACATCGCCGGCATGGGGAGCGCCAGCGACGCCGAGCTGGAGAGCGTCACCGGCAAGGTCCTCAGCCTGTCCAGCGCGTTCGACCAGGACCTGGGCGCCACCACCACGGCCGTGGGACAGCTCATGCGCACCGGCATGGCCAAAGACGCCAGTGAAGCGCTGGACATCATCACCAAGGGCCTCCAGTCGAACGCCCGCGCCGGCGAGGACCTACTGGACACCTTCACCGAGTACCCGGCCCTGTTCCAACGGCTGGGCCTGGACGGCGAGACCGCCACCGGCCTGATTAACCAGGGCCTGGCCGCCGGCGCCCGGAACACCGACGTGGTGGCCGACGCGCTGAAGGAGTTCCAAATCCGCGCCACCGATGGCTCCAAGACCTCGGCCGCCGGATTCGAGGCCCTAGGGCTGGACGCCGCCGAAGCCACCGCCCGCATCGCGCGCGGCGGCGGCGACGCTGCGGCCGGCCTGGATGACGTGCTCGACCGTCTGCGCGGCATGACCGACCCGGTGGCCCAGAACGCCGCAGCGGTCGCCCTGTTCGGCACCAAGGCCGAGGACCTCGGCGGCGCCCTGTTCGCGCTCGACCCCTCCAGCGCCGTGGATGCCCTCGGCCAGGTCGCCGGCGCGGCCGACGCGCTCGACGGCGCCATGAGCAAGGACCAGGAGTTCGAGAAGCTTCAGCGCACCGTCACCCAGACGTTCACCGACATAGGCGCCGCAGCGCTCCCGGTCATCACCCCGATACTCGACGGGCTGCGCGAGTTCGCCCCGATCCTCGGCCCGCTCGCTGTGGTGCTCACTGGCGCGGGCGCAGCCGTCACCGTGATATCCGGCGCCATGAAGGTGTTTGCGGCCGTCCAGGCCGTCCAGACGGCCGCTCAGTGGGCGAACAACGCCGCCTGGCTCGCCTCCCCGATTACCTGGATCATCCTGGCCATCCTCGCCGCCATCGCGCTGGTCATCGCCATCGTCGTGCTGCTGGTGCAGCACTGGGACGAGGTGCAAAAGGTCGCCGGCGACGTGTGGGGGTTCGTGCTCGACACCATCAAAAACGTGGGCGATTGGTTCCGCTCGGTGTTCGAGGCCATCGGCCTGTACTGGGACTACCTGGTGGGCAGCTGGTCCGATGGTTTCGAGTCCTTCGTCGGCTGGATTCGAGAGGCCATCAAGTGGCTGGGCGACCTGGTGGCCGGCGCGATCCCCGGATGGGTGAAGGACCTCCTGGGGATGAATCAGACGTTCACCGCGCGCCTGGTCGTCGACGAGCCGACCGTCCAGCCGGCCATGCTGGCGTTCAGCGCCGCCGAGGCCGTCGAGGGCTTCAGCTTCCGCACGGCCGCCGTCGCCGCGCCCACCACGGTGGCGAGCATGGACGCCGGCGCCATCGCCGGCAGCGGCAAGGGCAAGGGCGGCGGCGACACCTACGTGAACGTGGAGTTCAACGGCCTGGTAACCGACCCCGAGGGAGTCGCCCGCGAGATTCGCAAGGTGCTGAACGACAGCGACAAGGCCAACGGCCGCACCATCGCCGCCGGCGGGGTGAACCGATGACCGCCGGCGCCATCGTCACCATCAACGGCCGGCCCATCGCATCGAGCTGGGACGGCACCGACCTGGTGGCCCTCGCCGGCCTCAGCATCCGCTGGGGCCGTGAGGACCCCTATGAGCAGCCGGAACCCTCCATCCTCACCATGCAGCTGGTGGACCGCCTCGGCAACTTCGTCACCGACGAGAACCGCGTAGGCCAGGCGGTCGTGGTGGCCATGGCCGACCCCTACCGCGTGCAGTTCCGAGGGTCGCTGAGCAAGCCGCGCGCAGAGCGCCGGCGCGTCCACAACCCCCTGACCAACCTGGACGAGACCGTATGGGTAGTCACGTTCACAGCGTCGGACGTGCTGGCCAACCTCGGCGCGGCCGTGTTCGCCGGCGACGCCGTGGACGGATGGGTGGAGGGCGCCGGCGGCTGGAGCGAGGCCCGCACGAACGTGCGGCTACAACGCCTGTACGACCGAGGCGCCAACGGCCTGGTGGAAGGAATCGACACCCTGCCGCAGGTTCTGCCGGCGAACGTGGACCGCATCATGCACGGCCAGGCCGCCAAGGATGCGCGCACGGCGCTGGAGCTGATTCAACAGGTGTACCGAACCCATCCCATGGGCGTGGTCAACTACGACCCGCACGCCAACCGCATCACGGTGGGGGAGTTCACGACGACCTCGCCGGTGGCGCTCGCCCTGAGCGCCGGCAAAGTGGTGCTGTCGCTGAGCGCCGGCCTGGTCGTGCCGGCCTCCAAGGTGGCCGTGGATTCGTACACCCTGGAGTCCACGGTGGCCGAGGCCATCGACGTGGTGCAGGTCGGCTATTTCTGGTACGGCAAGGACCCGGGCCTGACCGCCGGCGCCCAGAAGCGCACCATCTACACCGAGGGATTCATCGAGGGCCGCACGGCGCGCTACGACGCCCGCAGCCGGCGCGTGCTGCGCGTGGACACCGAGGACATCACGTTCGACCCAACCGAGTTCACCGCCGGCTCGGTGGATGCGTTCAACCGGTTTCCGGCGTGGTTGCTCGGCCAGGTGCTGGCGATCGTCAACGGCCTGAACGGCCAGCTCCGGCTGCCGCCGCTGCGGTTCGACGCCCGCCGGCTGCCGCTGCCGGCCGCGCTGGAGGCCGTCCTGTACCGGCCGACCGTCCAAAACGTCCCGCTGCACTTCGCCGGCAGCGTCTACGCCGGCATGGCGCACGTGGGGCCGCAGTTCCAAATCATCGGCGGCATCCTCCGCTATGACGGCGCCGGCTGGTCGCACGAGGTCAACGTGTGCGCCGCTCGGCCGAACCCCGCCGCCACGCTCACCGTGGCTCAGCTGGTGACCAACCCCGGCCCGACGCTGGCCGACTTCGACCCCGATATCAGCCTGGCCGACCTCGGCCTCGTAACGACAGGACTCGCATGACCGGCAAAACTCCCGTATACGCCATCCCGTACCCGGACGGCACCACCAAGGCGGTGAAGCTGGGCGACGAGCTGGGCGCGTTCGCGCTCGGCGTCGAGGCTGCGCTGCTCGCCGCCAATATCCCGGACGTGACCAACCAGGACCGCGCTGTGGCCGGCTCCGACCTCGCCCGAGACAACCATTTCGGTAAGCCCTCCACCGAGGCCGAACGCCTCGCCCTGCAGCGCGCCGGCGCCGAGTGCATCCGCACGGACAAGGGCTGGACGGAACGCTATTACGCAACGTTCGACGCCGGCACCAACCCCGCCGGCGCCCCGACCCCCGGCTGGTACCCGGTATCCGGTGCCATGCCGGCGTTCGTGTGCTCGACGCCGACCGCCCAGGCCGTCGCCGGCCCCTGGTCCTTCATCGCTGCGGCGTTCGCCAACCCGGCCAACAACAACTTTCCGACGCCGGAACTCAACCGTGGCTTTGCCTCGTTCGTGGGCGGCGTTCTCGTCGTGCAGCAGCCGGGCATCTACGACCTGGCGGCCGGCGTGGTGACGACAGTCAACGGCATCCAGTCGGTGGCCATCACCCTGAACAGTGCCGCCATCGGCAACGGCCTGTTGGCCCAGTCTCAGACCTCAGGAATCACGGCGGCGACACCTCCCCGCCCGGTACGCCTGAAGGCCGGCGACGAGCTGCGCATGTGGGCCGCCGCGCCGAGCGCATCGAGCATTCAGCCGGCCAGCTTCCTGTCGTGCGTCTACCGCTCGGCCTGACCCGTTTGGAGATCCCACCATGCTGCTGATCGACCCGTTCCCCGGCGCCTACGACGCCTCCGACCCTTACGGCAACACGGCCAAGCCCCGCACCTACGCCCACACCGGCTCCGACTGGATCGTGTCCGCCGGCACCGACGCGCCGGCCCTCGGCGCCGGCGTGGTCGCCAACAAGCAATGGCACGCCGGCAACGGCTACACCATCACGGTGAAGTTGGACGACTCGGACCTGTACTACGCCTACCTCCACCTCCAGGGGCCGGCCCTGCCGGCCGTGGGCGCCCACGTGGCGCGTGGCGACGTGCTCGGCAAGGTCGGCGCTACCGGCACCAACGCGCGCGGCGCACACCTCCACGTGACCGTGAGCGACGCGCCCACCGCCTACGTCGGCCTCGGCAACCGCCGAGACCCCTGGCAGCTCATCCAGGACCACCTGTTCAACACCGAGGGAGAAACCATGTTCATCCGCATCCAGTCGCCTAAGCGCGGCATCGCCCTGATCGGCCCCGGCTACTACCGCCACCTCCAGACCGACGAGGAGGTGGAGCAGTCGGCGCCGCTGGTGGCCAAGCACCTGACCGGCAATGACCGGCAGTTCGACCTGTGGCGCTCCATGGCGCTCGACGGCGCCGGCGCCAAGTCGTGAAGCGCTGGATGCGCGCCCAGTGGCGCGACTGGCTATGCGGGATTGGACGCTGCCCGCGCGGGCGAGCCGGCTACTGGTGCACCGGCGCCAAAGGACGCTGCGGATGGCCGGAGTGAGCGAGGGCAGCATCGTCACCATCGTGGTGGCCGTAGTCGGCGCCCTGGTCGGCCTCGGCTCGGCCGGCCTCGCCTACCGCCAGGCATACATCGCTCGGCGCGAGAACCGCCAGGAACGCCTGGAGGCCCGCCTGGCACGTGCCGAGCGCGATAACCGGCTGCTGTGGCTGTGGTCGCGGCGGCTGGTGGACCACATCTACCGAGGCGAGCAGCCGCCGCCCCCCGAGGCGCCGGCCGGCCTGTTCGAGGACACCGCACAACGAAAGGACGTACTCAAGTGAGCAGCAAGACCCCAACCCCCAAGGTGGTGGCCGGTGGCGCCGCCGGCGCCGCCGTCGTCGTCATCGTCTACGTGGCCGGCCTGTTCGGCTTGGAGGTCCCGGTGGAGGTCGCAACGGCCGCCGTCGTGCTGGTCAGCTTCGCCGCCGGCTACATAGTGCCCGACCGAAGCGCCGGCCGCCACGCGGCGAAGGAATCGGCACAGCGATGAGGCCCCTACCGCCGCTTGCCGGTAGGGGCCTCATCGTTGCCGGTTACTGGTCGATCAGCAGGCGACGCACATAGGGAGCGGTCAGGCCCATCCCGTCGGCAATCTCGGGAACCGTGAAGCCGTACATGAGCGCGTAGCGCGCGAATTGGCGCTCTTCGGCTACCTGCTGCTGGTGGTGCTTCCGGACGATGTCCAGGTGAGCCTGGACAGCAGCCCGGTATCGGTCACTACTATTGTTCATAACGCCTCCGTACTTAGACACTGCGGTTGAGCGATTCAGAAGCGGCCTGGTGTGCAACCACCGGGCCGTTTCGCTTGCCTCCACATTGTCTCGCGGCCTACTGGGTTTTCCCAAAGGTGTCTGTGGACAAATCTGGGGATAACCAGACGGTGGGGAGGGTGCAGACCCTGTGCAAACTCGGGAAATGCCATCGCGCTGGCGATCCACATATGCCCTCTGATCAGGCGTTACGGTGTCCACAGGCCCGGCGCACAAAAAAAGTCGCAAATGATCTTTATTGCGGGGCCGTCTAAATGGCGGATGTCGACAATTGCGGTAATTAACCCCTCAATTAGGCCGCACTCGGCAGCCTCAGGCGTTCGATTCCAGCGCGGCGCTTGTCGAGGTTCACCAGTGTGTAAATGGCCGTCGTGTCCAGCGACTTGTGGCGCATCAGCTCCTGGACCACGCGAACGTCCACGCCGCTGTCCAGCAGCGTCGTGCCATACCAGTGCCGCAGCTGGTGCGGGGTGCCCTGGACGCCGGCGCGCTCCATCACGCCCTTGATGGCCGCGTAGACGCCCTGCCGGCTGATATGCGCGTTGTCCGTCTGGGAGGCGTAGGCGGGGAACCAGTAGCCGTCGCGGGGGTACTGGTGGGCCTCGCGCACCAGGTCGGGGTGCAGCGGCACCATCTCGGTGCTGCCGCCCTTCCCGGTGATGGTCACCACCTCGTTGGCCAGGTCGAAATCGGCGCCGTGCACCTTGGCAATCTCGTGCACGCGCATGCCGGCGAGGGCGCCCAGCAAGATCATCGTGCGCGTCCGCCGGCGGTTCACGGTAGCCAGCATCAGCTCCAGCTGATTGTCGAACACCGGCCGAGGCTTACCCTTCGGCCGCTTCGGCGTCGGCGTTTTCAAGCTCGGATCATCGGCGCGGTGGTCGCTGGCCACCAGGAACTTGCAGTAGGCGCGGATGGAGGCGTGATAGGTGGCGCGCGAGGTGTCCGACAGCCCCGGCTGTGAGCAGTAAGCCATGATGGCCAGCGGCGAGAGCTGGAGGGGGTGCACGCCGGCGAACTCGACTAGCCGGGTGATGACGGCCGCGCGCTCGGCAATCGTGCGTGCTGATAGCCCCTGAGACTCCTGCCAGACGCGCCAGTAGTGAAGGATGGACAACAGTTCGGTGAGGTGAGCAGGATGGTGCATGCTGTCTACGGTAGACACGGCTGTCTGCTGCACGTTCAC